GTGATCATGCATTAATATCTCTTTTGGTTTATATCGAAAATAAGAACAACACTTCGATTGATTTCCTTCTAACAAGACATTTTTATATGGAACAATTAACTGCCACATCTAATCCATTCAAGATACAATCAAAGCTTTCTAAACACATAAGATCTCCATTGCAGCTGTGGTTGAGGAATCAATTGATTAGAGTGTATGAATTAACAGTTAAGAATCCCAAATCTGTTGATTTAGTTTCATACATTGACTTATTAAAGTTTTCTCGATTTGAGCAATGTTTGAATTCCATGTATATTGGAACTGGGTTCAATAAAGATCAAGGTGATGAGATCCATGGGTTTTTAAAGATATTCAACAAAGTAATAAAAGAAGAAAGGAAACTGTTTACAGAATCAAAATGCAGAACAGGTGTCAATTGTGGTCATGGACCTCATGAATTTTGCCCTATGACAATAAAAGAAATGGGTGATAGAACTAAAGACTTCATAGAAAAGTTTGGTGGCCAAGGGTATTGGGACAGGATAAGTTCTGAGATGTTGAAGACAGATTGGGACTATTTTTCTACTATGAAAGCAAGCGCACAAGAGTTACCAAGTTATAATTACTATGACCTTAAAGACAAGAAAAAGGATCCATCGTTTAGAGAGAAATGTATGGTTGCATTAGAGAGATTTGGAGTTGATAAGGACAAGAAGCCTTTTGAAGTTATTAGCAAGCTTATCACTATATGTGAAAATAGGAACTTGAATGTAGTGAATTTATTTAAAAAGAATCAGCTTAGTGGTATCAGAGAAATATTTGTGCTTCATATATGCTTCAGAGTGATTATTCATTTCTTAGAAAAATTGATGAGGTTGATTGCTGAATCCCTTCCAGGAGAAATGTTGACTAAACCTAAAGACAAAGCAAAGGTCTCTGCAAATCACTTTGGTAAAATAAATGCTGATAGAGATGAGTACGAGTTGGTTTCTACTGGTTGTACTAGTGGTGATTCATCATCATGGGCACAACAATTTGTCATGCCTCAGTTTGGATTATTTTTGAGCAGATTTCTACCTAAGTATTATCACCCTGTGATTTTCAGGATACTTAATCTGGTTACCAATAAAAAGTTGATGTTACCCATAAAACTATTGAAACTATTCGAAAAGCATCATGATGTTGATTCTTATGAAGATGAAATAAATTACATAAAGAAAGGGTTCTTTGAAGGGAATGAGTTAATGGTTAAGAAACAAGTTGTTTTTGTCAATAAGTCAAATATGATGCAAGGTATTTTACATTACACCTCCACAGTTTACCATTGGTCTTATAGAAATCTTATAAAACATACTCTTCCTAATTTGTTGAATGTGTTTGTTAAAAAATATGGAGATATAAAGATGAACTTCTCTTTTAAAGTGTCTTCTGATGATTTTTCAGAGATTTTGACTTTAAGAACCTTGAATCCTAAACTTCATAAGAGGTTGAAACAACTCATATATTATATATTAGAGGCGAATTGTGATGCATTTAAATATGCAGGCTGCAGGACTTCTTATGAAAAAAGTGCCATAGCAGTTTTAAGAGAAATACTGGAGGAATTTAATTCTAAGTGGTATGTTGGTGCATCAGTCATCAGCACAGTAATTAAATTTGTTTTGAGATCCTTGGAATATAATTCTCTCAAGACTCCACTGGATAGAGTCATTGGTTACTCTAATCTGAGGCAGCAAATATTCATGGAAGGTGGTAAAAGTGATCTTATATCTTTTGTTCAAATTTGTCAAAACAAGCAGCATTATTTATCTATGGGCATGAATTTTTCTTCCATGGATTTGGAATTAATCAGAGACAATGCTCATCCTAGGTACGGTTGCTTTGTTGCAGAAAAACCACTTGTTGCGGGAATGTTTGGTTATGATTACGCATATTATAATCATTTGAGGTCTAATAGAAATGCTTTGCTACACGAGGGATATCTACAAAATACAGGTATATTAGGTGATTTGGATGAGCTAATAGGTTTCCAGTTTCTGATTGGCAGCTTCATTAGATATAAAAGATTTCTGGAATCCGCAAGCATAGATATCACTAGATTGCAAGAATATTTTCAGAAAGATGCTGAAAAGGTTTTTTATCCTGAGAATTATGACAAAGTTTTATTAAAATTCCTTAGTCCAGGTTTACCTGATCACTTTAAACAGTCTTCAGTTGCTGATATGTTTGCTTTATCTGTTTATTGGTGGGATAATAAAGTTTTTAAGCTTGGTGATGAGGTTCTGTCTCTCAATGAGTGCTTGAGATCATCATACAAATATCAAGATGATAGGTTCAATTCAAAGATAAGATTTCCTCATCATGAGTTGTATGACCAATTAAACGATCTGTTATCTCAGGAATTCAAATGGGTTCCAAAGTCACAAGAGAACACACATTTTGTTAATGTTCAATTTGAACCAAATAAACCTCAATTTTCATTAATTGAATCTTGCAAAAGAGTGTGGTTCACAAAAGATGTCAATGATGACCCATTAATTTTGCATTCGTTCAATACTTATAAAATGAGGTATCCATGGTTGAAGAACACATACAATGAGACTGTTTTAGAATTAAAGCTTGAAGATCCCTATAAGGTGAAATGTTTCTTGGAATCTCTAGATGTTAAAACAAAAAGTTTAATAACTATAACTAGTGTTCACAAGTCACTCTCTAGCATGTCCACTCTTAAAAGAGTTATTTCTGACTGCTCTAAGCTGACTGAGAGACTAATATTTATTGATAAGAAGCAAAATAGAAATATGTTGGAGTTCGTTGATGAACCAGATGTCATGATTTCAAAAGTTATTTCAGGTTTAACAATGTTCACCTCTGGCCCCAGACCAAATGAGTTAATTGCATATTATAATGGTATGAGATCACTCATTAGTCTATCTAGGGCAAAAAATCATTTATCTAGTAATGAGTATAACTACTTGTTCTTGTTGGAAAAATACAAAGAAGGAAAGATCTCATATGATGATGTTTTATCACTTAAAGGTGGATTTTTGGCGTCATTTATAACAAGACAGAAGTTTGTCGATGGTAAATATGTTGGATATGGAGAATTGGTGATCAATCACAATGACTCTACCAGACTATCCTTAGCTATAATGGATGACAAGGTTACGACCGTAAAATGTAACAAATTTCTAGACGTGCAGCTTAAGTCTGAATTATTGAGGCGGATAATTTTAGAGCTAAATCTAACTTTAGATGTGAAAAATCACCCTTTTCAAAATCTTTGGAATATGAAACCTAGATTTTCTGATGTTGGAGTGCCTGTTATTGAGTCGTATATTCCCTCACTGTTTTCTATGGATTTGTCAGTAGAAAACAACCAAGGAACTTTGCGAGTCATATCTTACATCAATAACAAAAAGGTGACATTTCTCAGTGTACGACCAAAGTATGATTTATTAAGTTATGAACCCACTGACAATGAATCTATGTCTAAGTTGTCCAACATTAATCAACTATGGTTACTAGCAAAGCCAGTTGAAACTTTGAAACTAATCCCCATTTTGGAAAAAGAGGATCCAATTTGGGTCAAAGAGAAATTGATTGCTAGGTCTAGGATATTATCTGCTGGATTATTTGACGAGGATAAGAAACAATTTGGAATTGAGACAAAAATAAAATTTATCCATGAGTCGGAGATTAAACGCTCTGATGAGGTCATACACCTTGACATCAGTGACATTCGAGACTATATTGATCTGAGTGATGATGAAGATGGTTCTGAGAATTTGCCAGATCAATTCAACGATTTCAACCAATTGTTTGAAGGATGTGATGACAATGATCTAGATGACTTCAAAGAGATAAATCCTATCAGTTCATTTTACGTTAGAGATAGAAGTATTGAACATAATAGACTGTTGGATGAGTTAATATTGGAATTAACTGAGCTTAAGGCTTCATTGAAGATATTTGCTCGAGTGAAGGTGAACTTATCAGGCTTCAAAGATTACAGGATTGACTACATCAGCAGTTTGGGATTGACTATATGATTTTACTATATCATTGTGATAAATAGGTATGCGAACATCAATTACTAATCC